TATAAGCAAGGGCGTTCCAACTGTACTTGATTTTTTTGACGAACATCTTTGCGGAGGCTGGAGACCGAGAGAAATTACAATAATTGGGGGTCATGGAGGTGTAGGGAAAACGACCTTAATGTTACAGTTATTAAGGAATTTTGCAAGCAGAGGGTTTATATCAACTCTTATATCTCTGGAAATGGAGTGGGTTGATTTGCTTGAATGGGTGTTTGAGCAGAATGGGTTGAGACCTGATTTTCCAGACGAAAAATTTGAATCGGTGAAAAAGGGGCTGGAGAAGTGGGTTAGGATTGTAAAGCCTGACTTGAAAAACGATGAAAGCTATATTTTGTCAATGATGGAATTGTCTGCAAGAATAGATGGTGTCAGGTTTTTCATGCTTGACAACCTTACTATGATGGATATGCCGATGGATGATTTCGACAGGCTCAAGCAGTTTATAATAGACTGCATGAAGTTCGCAAAAAGATACGATGCTCATATTATTATACTGGCTCATAACAGAAAGCATGGAAACGGAAAAGGAGAAAGCTCGACGCCAACGATAGACTCAATATTGGGTTCAGGAAATATAACCAGACTTGCAAACAATGTTGTTCTTATGTATGGAAAAAAATTAAAAGAAGGTGACCTGAGAAGAATAACAATATTAGATATTGTAAAGCATAGAAAACATGGAAAGCTTGGAAAGGGAGAGTTCGAAATAGTAGATAGGAAAACATTCCAAAAATACATCCCTCACGTCAGAGACAATTACAGACAGGGTGAGACAGAAGATGATGAGCTTGATGATGATTTTTTTTATAAATAATTAAAAAAAATAGTTGACATTGAAAAATAAAAAAAATATAAAATATAACATGATTCCGGAAAAAATTATATTAAAGCAAACAAAAGACTTATTGAAGGTTGAGGGATTTTATGTTATAAGAAATCACCAGTCAATGGGTAGTCACCTTGGTTTATCTGACATTACTGCGATTAAAGATGGGGTAGTGTTGTTCATAGAGACTAAAACTAAAACCGGAAAGCTCAGTCCTCACCAGATAAAATTTCAAAATGAAATAAACAGACATGGTGGGAACTACATAGTAGTAAGGGATGTGGAAGATATAATAAAATATTTACTGAAAAATAACTTAGGTAGAGAAAGATTATTTTGATTTGTGAAAAGTGTGGAAGAGCAGAGGCAACAGAGATTCATCATAAATTTTCTCAGACGAAAAGAAATAAGAAAATATATGGTGAACTAATACATAATCCGATAAACTTGCAATATTTGTGCTATGACTGTCATCATAATAAGCCGGTTGATAAATTAACTGAGTCAGAGTTCAGAGGGTTACTGTTATTGAGGGAAGGCAAAGGTATAAGTTTGCCAGAGCTGAAAAAACCAACAGGGAAATGTAGGCGAGAAGGATGAAATGTCCTGAATGTCAAAAAACACTAAGGTTGAAGATAGATAATGAACATGTCGTTTATATGGAGTGTCCTGTGTGCAAATACAGACATAAGCCGTTAATAGAGAGAATGAAATGAGAGATTATAGAATTACAGCAGACATAACAGCAGATATTTTAGACGATTTAAAAAAAAGGTTGCTTAAGCGTGGACTTCACCTGAGAGGCAGATACGGTTGCGGAAAGATGCTATACGAAAAAATACTTAGAAAGGGAATTGTAGAGCTTATGGGAAACAGGAAAGAATTTGAAAAAGCTCTGGCGGAGATAATTAAAGAGCAGGGAAGAGGGAGTTAATTAAAAAAAATATAAAAAAATAATTGACAAAAATAGGTAAAATTATTTAAAAATAAATAAATAAAAAAACAAACAAACTGGAGGATTTAATGAAAATTCAAACATCAAATTACAGAAAAAGCGGAAAAGAAAAAAATGCAATAGCAATATCAAGAGGTGTGCCAGAGTTTTTTTCTGGTGAAACATACGAGAAATTGTTCCCTACATGGGATATGGTAAAAAATACAAAAGGGTTGACTGACGAAGAATGGGAAAAAGAATATAGGGAAAGGATTTTAAGCAAATTAGATCCAGTCCAAACAGCAAAAGAATTAGATGGTAAAATATTATTATGTTGGGAGGGAGAAGGTAAGGCGTGTCATAGGCATTATGTGGCAAAATGGTTGAAGGAAATAGGAGTTGACGTAAGCGAAGTAGAAGTAGCAACAAGAAAAAAGAAAAAGGAAACTGTTGATTTTATTGAAGTAAATGGTCTTTTGTTTTAGGAAGTTTGTTTTAAATTGCGGGATAGTTTAACTGGTAGAACATCGGATTTTGAGTCCGGCAGCAGTGGTTCGAATCCACCGCCCGCAGAATGGCAATAATAGAAATAAATAAAATATTTTTAGGAAATACTCCGTCAGAGCAAAGAAAGTTTTTGTTTAAAGTCTTAGAGGTTTTAAGAGGTAAGGGGTATGAAAATATAATTGTTCCAGCAGTGGGGCAATTTGCAATCCCTCATATTGCAATTTCGGCAGGATATGAGAAAGAAAGAATACTCTCAAGCGACATTTCTTATTTTAGTTCATTGTTGGGGTACTATTATACTCAACAACCTATTGAATCTTTAAAAGCGGTCTATGATAATGAAATTTTAATAGATATGGACTATGAGGCGGTAAACTTGATGTTTTTGTCAAATCAGAAAAAAGCATTTGACGATGTAGTGAATATGGTAACAGCAGACATTGTTCATGTGGCGGATTTGGAGTGTTTTGAAGCATTTAAAGAGGCGTTGAAGATCGTATCAGTGAAAGAGGATATAAGAAATTTAACACCAATGGTTTATAAGATGTGTCAAATTGTTATAGAATATTATTCTGGAAAAGAAAAATGAAAAAAATAGGGAGACCGAGTAAACTTAATGCGAAGTCGAAAGAAAGACTTCTTGAGGCACTGAGGGTTGGAAATTTTAGAGAAGTAGCGGCTGAGTATGCAGGAATAGGAACAACTACATTTTATAGGTGGATGGAGAAGGGAGAAAGTGAAGAGAAGGGAGAATATAGGGACTTTCGGGAGGCAGTAATAGCCGTAGAAACGCAGACAGAAGTAAGATTGACTAATTTGCTTATGGCTGAAATGGTGGAAAAGAAAAATTTCAAGGACATTATTACATTTCTGGAAAAAAGACATAGAAAAAGATGGGGAATAAAAAGCCAGTTGGAGTTAAGCGGAAACAAGGAAAAGCCATTAAGAGTAGAAATAGAGTCCATAAAGGACATCTTAGATACAGTAGATGATGATGGATTGAAAAACCTGAAAGAATATGCAGAAGAAGAATAGTTTTTATTTGGCAATAAAAGATTTAGCTTTGGTTAATCCGGTTTTATTTAGAGCTTTGTCTATCCACAAAACACACAAAAACGCAGGAATAAAAATAAAAAGAAAATCTTACTTAGAAGGGATATATTCAGATAAAAGCAAGAATATGGTTATTAAAAAATCTACTCAATGCGGAATATCTGAATATTTAATAATAAGAGCATTTTATAGGGCTGAAAGCGGAAAAAATCTGCTGTATATTTTGCCTACATTTGACCTAAGAAGACAATTTGTAAGAGAGAGAGTTGATAAAACTGTAATGTTTACGGAATATTACAGAAAAGTGTTAAATGAAGTTTCGTCTATGTCTGAATCGGTTGCTCTTAAACAATTTAATAGCGGTACGATTGCTTTTGTTGGTTCAAATACGCCCAATGCTTTTATTTCATATCCAGCAGATGATATAATTGTAGATGAATTGGATAATTGCAACCAAGAGAATCTGATAATGGCGGAAGAAAGACAGAGCGCAAGTACAGATAAAAGCAGTATAAAAGTTGGAAATCCGACAGTAAGCAGATTTGGAATAGATTATGAGTACGAAAAAAGCGATAAAAAGAAATGGTTTGTAAAATGTGAGCATTGTGGGGAATGGATAAATCCAGATTTTTTTAGAAACGTTGTGGTTGAAATGGAAAAAAATGTGTGGGTTGTGAGAGATAGAAAATACAACGGGAACAATACCTTGAGGGCAATTTGCTCATGCGGAAAACAGTTAAATAGGTTTGGAGACGGCGAATGGGTGGCAGAGAAGAAATCAGATATTTCGGGATATCATATTTCGAAAATGTTTTCAACTCAAGTGACTTTGCAGGAAATATTTAACAGGTTTAAAGATGGGCTTGTGAATGATTCTGTTATGGAAAGGGTTTATAACGGAGACTTGGGGTACGCCTTTACTTCAAAAGGAGCTAAGATTGATACAGAAATGCTCGATGATTGCATTGACAACAACTATTTGATGCCGGATAAATCGACAAATCCGACCATTGCAGGGATAGACGTGGGGAAAGTAAATAATATCTGCATAGGGGAATTAACAGCAGATGGAAAAATAAAGATGGTTTACATAGGAGCAATACCAGCAGAAAACCCAATGGATATTATAGAGATATTTAAAAGATATAATGTAAAATTTTTCATAGTTGATGCGATGCCAGAAACAAGATATAGCAAAAAATTAATTGCGTATATGGGAAATAGAGGGCTGATGAATTATTATGGTAGTGATAAAGAGGATCTTGGAAAACCGAATGAGAAGAAAGCGGTGTCAAATAGTAGAACACAGACGTTAGATTTGGTGAAGGAATATATTTTAATGAAGAATATAATTTTTCCGGTAAACGCAAAAAACATAAAAGATTTTTATTTTCAAATAATGAGTTCAACGAGGATTTATAATGAGAAAAGAAATTGTTATGATTGGGTAGAGTCGGGAGAAGACCATTATTTACATGCTTTAGGATATTTAATAATGGCTAAAAGATATTTAAGCGTAATGTAGACAAAAAGTGATTGAAAAAAAAATAGCCAATGATTATATTGAAAAAAATGAGAAAGTAACGACAAAAGAGGGATAATCAATGAAATTTACCGATAGAGTTAAAAAAGTATTTAAAGGTCTTGCTGGGATAAATGACACTCTGTCCGGTCAGGGAATCCCTGCATATATGAACAATACCGAAAAAGATAGAAGAGGTCTCCAGATATACACTATGTCACAGCTCATAGGAATTACTGGAAGAGCAGAAGATGGAAATCTTGTATCGGGAAATATAGAACAGCCGATATTTTATTTAAGTCTTGAAGAGAGAGACGGAATATTCAGATTATGTGCCCCTGTATTCTCAGTTGTAACCTCAAGAATGAACAGGATAGCAGGGCTTGACTGGACTGTTACATGTGACAGAAAAAGAGAGGAAGAGATAGCGGATTCCCTTGAAAGGTATTATCAGATATATAATGAGTTCAAAGACGTTCAGGACTTAAAATATCAGATAGTAAGAATACAGATTGCAAACGAGATAAAGAAAACCCTTACAGACATTTTACCGGACTTGAGCAATTTTAACAGGTCTCTTCTCAGATGGAAAAAGCAAATTGATTCTCAAAAAACAAATAATGCCTCAGGAATAGAAGAATGGTTGAGAGAGCCAAACATAAACGATAAGTGGGAAGACTTTATAAAAAAATACGTATATGATTTAATGATACATGGGGCATCTGCAATATATAAAGAGCAACTTAATGGAAGAGTTGAGAATTTTTATTTATTATCGGGCGGAACAGTTATTCCGCTCAAAGACCCTTATGTTGGAGGGAAGAACGCTTTTGTGCAAATAACACAAGGGTATGAACCCCAGATATATTATGGTGACGAGCTTGTTTATTCTCAGTACGTTCCGACCACAGCCAGAGCTTACGGGTTTATTCCGCTTGAGGCTTTAATAAATAAAATATCAGAGAGCTTGTTATTTGATAAACTTATGGCAGAGCAGGCAGATGGAACAAGAATGCCAGAGAAAATGGTTATTGTAACAGAACAGAGTCCGTTCGGAACTATTGACAAAGAGTTTAACATTCCAATGGACGCAGACAAGCAGAAAAGACTTGAGACTAAACTTAACCAGCCGAGAAAGGGAGCTATAATGACATTCTCTGGGAACAATGCAACCGTAATAGACCTGTCCAGAGAGAACACCATGCAGTTTCAGAATGAAAGACAAAAGGATATTAAACAGGATGTCGCTTTAGTGTTTCAGGCAAGCAACATGGAAATGAACCTGACAGGGAGCGAAGATACGTCTGGAAGAAATACCTCAGAAGAGCAATCAAAGATAATGCTCAGCAAGGCTATATTCCCTATAATAAGACAGCTTGAAAATAAGCTCAATAGAGATATAATTCCATATAGAGCAGGTTTTGGTTATAAGTTTAAGTTTGATAGCGGAGAAACCGAAATAGAGAAAATAGAACTGCTTACAAAGAAAATGCAGTCAGGGTTATTCTCAGTTAATGAGCTTAGAACTGGAGAGCTTAATCTCGAGCAGTTTGATTCACCAGAGTTTGATGTTCCTCAATCGGCACAACCGGCACAACAGGGAACAGAAGATAATCCGATGTTCACAAGGTCGAAATGACACAAATAAAAATTCCGAAAGTAACACAGTCAAAGATAATAGACATGATGCAACCTATAGCTTTAGACCTTACAGCGATATTCAGTATAATGAAAGAGGATATACTCCAAAAGATAGACGAAGAAAAAGAGCCGGAAGAGATAATAAATGAAATAGTAAAATTATTCGGAGGACATAATGAGCAAGAAGAAGTCAGTTAAGACGGTCATAAAAAAGAAGGTAATTGTTAAGGACAAAGCAGGTGACAAGGTCGCAAGAGTTATGCAGGAGTTTAAAGACGGAAAACTCAAGTCAAGCTCTGGAGAGATAGTGACAGACAAAAAACAGGCTCTTGCAATTGCATTGAGTGAGGCAGGGCTTTCAAAATCAGTATTCAAATCTTTTGAAAAGGTTGAAATGATAAACAAAATAAGAGTAATGAAATCCAGTCTTATGAAAAAGATTCAAAAAGAAGAGGCGGCTCAGGAGGATATAGTAAATAGGCTCATAGGGTTTATAGCTAAAAATCCACATCCGGCAGATTCAGATGTTCGAGCTTTTGCGGAAAGCAACGGGATAAACATAGAGCAGATGCAGAAAAAGATATACGGGATATTGTCTGATTTTCTTACAGGGGGGAAATCTAAAGGTAAACAGTTTGACATAAATCCGGAAGAACTTAAAATGGGCATAGAGGTCGAGCAGGAACATACCGGAAACAAAATACTTGCAGGGAAGATAGCTATGGATCATCTGGCTGAAAATCCTGACTATTACACGAGATTATTGGAAATGGAGAGTGAGGCAAAATAATGGCAGGGAATAAGATGAAAGAGGCTATCAGGGAAAATGACAGGAAGAAATTAGAAGACACTCTTGCGAGAGCCATGACAGCAGGGCAAATGGAGTTGATATATTTCATCAGAAAGCAGAGTTTGTGGCATAGAATACAGATAGCATGGGGAATAATAAGAAACAAGCAGAGAAATGAAATAAAGCCGGAAGAATTTAAAATAACAGCATAAGCAATTGCCTGAGTAGCTCAATGGAAGAGCAACTGATTTGTAATCAGTATGTTGGAGGTTCAAGTCCTCTCTTAGGCTCATAGGAGAAAGGTTATGGTAAACATTGAGATTAAAATTAAAATGTCAGCAGGGAAAGAAGTTACAATTACGGCTGATGAGGCAAAAGAATTATATCTTGCCCTTGAGTCCTGTTTGGCAATAAGACCAAAAGCTAAGGACGACATAAGAATAGCCGGAAATATTAAATCGTTCACCAGTACAGGAGTGGAAGTTGGCTAAGATTCATTTAGACAGGCTCAAGAGTAAATATGGTGAAGGTACTGTTACCGGTAGTACCTATGCTAAACTTATCTCAGAGATAATTGCAGAGAATACGAGCAATGTTTCAAAAGCTGTGTTGAGAATGGATTCAGAGATAATTGAAAAGCAGGTTTCAAAATTAGAGAGAGCAAAAGACAAAAGAATAACCTTACCAGATATTCAGGAAGTATTCCCGAAGAAAGAAATAACAATAAGAAAGTCCGCAGAAAAGGGAAACCTTATATCAGATAATCTCAGAGATAAGCTGACAAAGGATTTAAGAAACATTCTATCGGAAACCGGATATGTTTCAGCAAAAGGGAAAAACAAGGGATTTATGAAAAAGTCTGTAATAAAGGAATTTGAAAAAAGTATAACGAAAACTTTCGAAAACTATACCAAAAGAGATAAAAACTTTGGTATGCCGTCAAACATCCATGCAATAGCGGTTACAGAAACCAGATCGGCTGTAAATAACATAAAGCATGAATACATGACTGCTATGGTAAAAGAAAATCCTGAATTACAGACAATGAAGACATGGATCCATAACGGTTCAATGTCAAAGAACTCGAGACCGCATCATTATAAACTGCATGGCAAAACTATTCCTATGAACAAACTTTTCAAGCTCAAGAACAATGATACGGGAGAAGTGTTCATGATTGAATATCCTCACCATGAGTCATTGCCAGCCGGTGAGGTAATAAACTGTAATTGTGAAGTTGGATATTTTTTAGTATAAATGTTCTTGACAAATACCAGATAAACAATTATATTTGTCGAAACGATAGGAGAATAATGGAAACCTTACAGAAAAGAATAAACTTTTATTGCCAGCCCTTTAATTTCGAGACATCCGAACATGCTGTGTTTAAGGATAATGAAACCGGAGTAAAGGGCAGGTATCTCAGAGGGATAGCGTCAGGGTCGAAACTTGATGGAACTGGAGAAAGAATAACCGAGAATGCTGTAAAAAAAATGAAACAGCAAGCAGACTCCGGTGAGATACTCTTGTATGCAGACAGGCATAATGTAATGCATTCCAACGATATAGGCAAAATGACCAGTCAGGAAATAGCTCAGAATGGCGACTGGATAGTTGAGTTTAAATTGTATGAGCCATCAGACGGGATGGGAAAGAATACAGATGAGACTGTAAATAAGATATGGAAACAGCTTAAAGGATTACCGCCATATTCTAAGCCGAGACAGAGGGGGTTCAGTATAGAGGGGTTTATTCCAGATGGAGGAATTCTGCAAATGTCTGCTGATGGTACGGGAAGAGTGATTGACGATATAGTACTTGACGGAGTTGTGCTTGTTACCAGACCTGCGTATGAAACATCTATAGCGTCAGCAATATACAAAGCCCTCGAAGAAAAAATGCCACACCAGATAAAAAAAGAAATCAGTTCAAAACTTTTAAAAGTAATAAAACAGGAAGAAGAGCAGGATAATTTCTACAAGAAAAGATACAGGATAAACGATGCGTTTCAAGAAGAGCTTGATAATATAATGATTGCAGGTGGAGACCAGTTTGCTCTTGAAACATTGTTTGAGGAATACTCTGTAATCATGATGGAATTTTTACAGGGAAACAAGCCGTTCTTCGAAAAAGAATCTAACACCGAATCGGTCGATGAGGTTGAAACTTTATATAAAGTGTCAAAGGGCGGAAAGCCCGAAAGCAAACTAACTATTTATAAATCCCTATTGGGTAAATTATCAGAGTTAGAAAAACAATTACAGTAAGGAGAAAAGTTAAAATGGATCAAGAACTAATGACAATCATCCAAAATATCGAGGCTTTAATTCAGCAGGCAAAACAAACGGCAGGCGGAGAGCTGATAGAGAAAGAAGATGAAAAATTTGAAGAAGTAACTCCAGATATGCTTGAAAAAATAATGAGAGCTATTGATGGAGAAGAAGAAGAAAAAGACGAAGTGGAAAAAGTAAAAAAAGAAGAAGAAAAAGAAGAAGTTGAAAAATCTGATTTGGGCGAAACAGCATCAGATGATGCAGAAGTTAGAGCGAACGAAGGAACTCCGTCAGAAGACGAAATTGCAGAGGTCGCAAAAACTATTGCTAAGATGCTCATAGCCAAGAAATCAGTAAAGAAGTCCAACGATAAGACTGAAACTTACAAGATTATGAAATCTCTTGCAAGCGAAGTAATGGAGCTTAAAAAAGCTATGTCTTCTATGATAGAAGGGATGGGAATAGCAGAACAAATTATTCAGCCGGTTCAGAAGTCTAAGCCAATGAATAATCTATCTGAAATACAAAAATCCTTAGATGTAATCAAAGGGATTGCAGAAAAGAAAACAGTTGACATTAACGATGGAACAGGAACAGGTTCGCATTATGTTTCTAAAGCTCTTGCAGAAGGTGACGGAACTCTTCTTCGTGGACTTTTCCATAGAAATGCAAAATAATCAAAAAGGAGAAAATAAATGGCAGATTTAATTAGGCAATATAACAAATTTTCAGGGGAAAATAAATCCCTGATTCAAAAGGCACTCACAAGTGCAACAGCATCAGGGGAGGCTTTAGTACCACAGCACCTTGAACAGACTATAACTAATGCGTTACCGAGACTAAGTGCCGCATTAGCTATGATTACACCGAAGTTTGACAACCAAAAGTTGCATGAGTTTAACAGACTTACAACTTTGCCCGGTGTGGGTGGGGCAATGGGTGAGTCAGCAGTGACTCCCACGTATCAACCTGCTTTCACAAGAGCAAGCGTTACAATGAAAGTAGTAAGAAGAAAAGGGGCAACAACAGACTTTTTACAAGATAGTTCAAAAAGAAACATCGACGCCGCCGCAATAAACATCGAGGCAAGCTTACTCAGTCATGTTTATGACCTTGAGAACTATATTATGTATGGAAGTGCAGGAGCTAATCCTTATGAGTTTACAGGGCTTGATACTTTCGTTCAAACAAACAGAACAAACAAAGCTGTTGGTGGAGAAGTTCCCACAAGTCTTAAAGTTTTCGATGATATGATTGATGCTAATATGGATTATCAGGGAATCGGACACAAGAAAGCGTTTGTGATGTCTCCATATATGTTAAGTAAGTTATCGCAACTTCTCGCTAATGTAAGAATACAACAGCCTCTCGGTGTTGTTGATATTGCAGGTGGCTGGAGATTAAATTCATACAGGGATGTTCCTATTATCGTATCGTCTGCTTGCAGACCTAAGTCAACTATGGGAGCTGTTACGCCGACTACTGCAACTATTGGTGGAACGATAGCAGACGGACTTGTAACTTATATCAGAGTATCAGCAGTTACCAGAGACGGTGAGCAACTTGCCTGTGATGAAATAACAAGTACAGCAGGTTCTTCCGCGAATACTAATACAGTAATTTTAACTTTTACTCCAGTAACCGGAGCATTTAGATATAAAGTATATGTTGGTTCTGAATCAGGAGCATTAACTCTATCAAGAATCGTTCCTGCTTTTACTTATGATTCCAATGGAACGATTACATCCTCAGATACAGATGCAGTAGGAACAGCAGGTTATACAACTGTTACATCAAACAGTTCAGGAAATGTTAATGTTATTACTTTGCTAAACACACCTACAACAGCAGATGCGGCGACCGTTCCAACTTTACTGCAAAGTGACGTTCCTCTGGTTGCAACAGATGGAATAGCTCCTGAGTATGTATTTTTCTGGGATTTGGACGAGTATCAGGGTCTTGGAAGATTACCTTATACCAACGAAGGTGGCTCAAGATTTAACGGACTCGTTACTATAGAAGACCTTGCTAAGACTGACGATTTCTTGCCTTTTATGATAAAAACTTATGCGGCTCTTGCGGACAGTTTTGAGGCGACCAGTGGTATAATCAGGGGTCTCAGGGTTCAGTAATGAATAAAGTTCTTACATGGGAAGAATATGAGGCTATGTCGAAAGACAGGCCTCAACCCATTGAGAAGACAGAGAAAAAAATCGAGCAGGAAAAACCTGTTGCGATACAAGATTCCCGAAACGAATATGTCTTAATGTATCCTGATAATCCGATTAACAGCCCTCACAATGGAGAATATATTGTAGGTGGAGTAACTCTGGAAATAATAAACGGTGTGGTTGTTACGGACAAAAAGAGTATATCAGACAAATTGGTTAATCAGGGATTTTTATTCTTATATACAAAGGAGAAAGAAGATGAATAATAGTTATATATCCAACGATGAGGCTATGGTTCTGAACAACGCAAGTCCGGCAAATCAACTTGTTGGTCTCGGTTCAAAATTACAAAATGCTCTTGCAGTTGGTGTTCAAATGGGTCAAAAGTGGTATCTCGATCCCGTAAACGGAAACGATGATTATGATGGACTGTCCGCAAAGACTGCATTTAAAACACTTCCATACGCTTACGCAAAACTCACAGCGAACAAAAATGAAGTGCTTTATATTCTTGGCGGAGCGTCTGCAATAGGTCTGTCCAGTGCTTTTACATGGGCAAAAAGCTATACTCACCTGATAGGAATTGCATCAGAGTTGAGATTTGGCGGAAGGGTTAGAATAGGACATAGTGCCAACTTTGCCACAATGTTCACTATTTCAGGGGATGGATGTGTTTTCCATAATATACACTTTCAGGGTGGACGTGGTTCAACTACGAATGTGACTATGGTAAGTATTACAGGACTCAGGAATGAATTTTCCAACTGTCATTTTGAGGCAATGTTGAGTGCAACAGAGGCAGGTGGTACTCAGGCTTGGAGAGCGGTAAGTATCGGAAGTGCGGCTCAGGCTAATGGATTTAAGGGATGTACCTTTGGTTCATGGACTATTGTATGGGCATCGGCAAACGGAAGGCTTGTTTCTTTTGAAGGAGACAATGCAGATACTTGGTTTGACGATTGCGTGTTTATAGTAAACACATCAAGTACAAGTATGATTCCAGTAAACTTTACAGGTGAAATCTCTGGTGCTCAGTCAATGGTATCTTTTGTTAAGTGTAAATTTATTGCTACTAATGCAGTTCCTGCAGTTGCTTTCGGAACTCCGACAAACGGAAACGTCATAATAGATAATTGTTCTGCTGTTAATTTTACAGATTGGGCAGGAGTTACAACTCAGCACTGGATTATCGGATCAGCAACAAATAAAGATGCCGGTTTTGCAATAAATAACTCATAAGGAGAATAGAACATGGGAAAATATAAAGATGAAGTAGTGAGTTCTATGGGCGGATATCCTGATGATGAACTTGAATATATGAAACAGGAAAAAGCTGATTTCAATCCCCCTATAAAAGATTATCCGAAACAGGAAGAGCCAGCAGAAGAAATTACAGAAGAAGTATAATTTGAAGTTTGCCCTTTTCGGAGGGCTTACTTGAAATTATAACTCAGGAGAATGAAATGAATACAGTATATAAGATGGATGAAGTTGGAGTTTATGGGAATGAAAGAAATATTGCTTACGAATGCACTGATTCTCTTGATGCAGAAGGAACAGGTAAAGTATTCTTGGTTCCAGCTGGAGTAAAGATGCTTGCTTGTACAGTTAAACCAACCACTGCAAGTGGAAAAGTACAGGTGACAACGGACATCTTAGAAACAGTAATGAACGGAACAATTACATGGGTTGATTGGGACGAAGGAGACGTGAGCGTAACTACTCAGGGAGCTTGTTATCCACCGACAGCATTTAGATTATCTCAGACAGGAGCAGGAGCAACGGTCTTAACCGTGAGAGGACAGTAATGACTATCTGGATCAAGAGCAAAATCAGTAAGGGGCAACTGAAGTTACAAGCCTCTGCTGGTTCTGTTCTTGCCAATAAAGATACTTACTATAAAGTATCCGGAACGTTTAGTAACGGACAGGCAAGGGGTTTTATTATTGTAGATAATAAACTAAAGTGGAAAGGTGCTGATAATTCAGTGTTTCTTTTTGGTGGAGTTAGTGATGTTAAATCTAATAAGGCTTGTGAAATACATTATGGATTATTTAAGAATGGAGTATTGGTCACAGGAGCAGAAACTCCTCACACGTTTCCAGCTTTGGCAAGAATTTCAACTATTTCAATTATAGGAATATGCGTTCTTGATTATGATGATGAATTGGACGTTTATGCAAGAAGTGACACAGACGGAACGATTTTGAGTGTTGCAAGTCTGAATATAGTTTTATGGGGTGAAAAATAATGTGGAAAACTAATCTATTAAAATACATAGGAAAGTTTGGTGATTTTATTAATGTTCCTTATGTGATGAGTTCTGTATATAATACCATTATGGCATATCTGCAAACAGGGTATTATCATGTTCATGGAGCAAGTTTTATTTATCCTGATAAAGCCGTTCCGGTAACGTTAACAAGTGCAGTAGCATCATGGGCTGAGACAGGCAACATTATAGAAGTTATCCCTGCCAATGCAATCATAAAAAATTTTGATTTGCATTGGTGTTCTGTTTCTGATATTTCAGCCAATCTTGACGGTGTTGTTGATATTTATGCAGGGTTAGCAGGTGCAGAGGTTAAAATCGGAGCCATTGATGTTGTAAGGACAGTTAATCAATCCCGTGAAAACGCTATGCCGGTACAAGTACCTCAACAACCAGCAAACACAAGAATATCATGCAGGTTTACAGATTCTACTCCTTCTGCAAGAACAGTTAGAATAAAATTTTATGGTCACGTTTATGACACATCGCTAACATAGGATAAAAAAATGACTTGTTCAATAACAGCACAAGATATTATGGATTTTTTACAGGGTTATTGTTTAGATACTTTAATTGCGGAGACAAGTGAAACCATAACTGCAAGCGAAACAACCAATTTAATCACAGTTGGCGGTGGAACAGCTTATGCAACTGGAGACATGATTAGATTTACCGCAACCACATCAGTACCGTCGCCACTTGTTTCGGGAACAACTTATTTTTTAATAAAGATTGATTCCACTACTTACAAGGTTGCATTGTCGAGAGCAGACGCAGACGCAGGAACAGCAATAGACCTTACTACTGCCGGAACTGGAACAGTAACAATGACGAAATATGATTATCCGTATGCAAGTAGAGTCTGGATAGAGTCCAGAATTAACAATTTTATAGTTCCTTATGTTGAAAGAGTGACAAGACAATCATTGTGTTCTGTAAAATCTGTTACCGAGTATTACTCTGGAAACGGAAAAAATATTTTGATATTAAACAGAAAGCCGATAGTCGAGGTTACTGAAATTAAATATGTGCTTGGTGGAAACAACCTTACAATACTTAATCTTGACAATATAGAAGTTGTGACATCAGAAGGTATATTAAAAGCCAAAAGAAATTATGAAGAGGCATATTATTTGCCGGTATTTGCAAAAGGTGATTACAATATTGAGGTGACGTACACTTACGGAAACACGTCAATACCAGACCAAATTAAAGAGGCTGTAATATATTTATCAGCAGAGCAATTGCTTGGTTTTCTCGGTTCAGCAACAGGAGGCGGTGGGCTATCAATGCAGTCCTTCTCCAGAAATTACGGTTCTCGAGGAAAATGGCAGGATATTAGAAATGATTTGGCGAGACAGGCTCACGCTTTATTGTCCCCATATATGACAGAGGTTGTAGGTAATTAAATGACTTGCATAAAATATCTTGAACAATGCGGAGCTTTAAAGGATGTATATATGACAGCTCTCCAGTATGGAGATATAGCAAAGGTATATATTAGAAACGAGGGCGATGTTTCCAGAGATCTGTACGAAGACATGAAATATGGAAAAATAGAGACAGATGTTACGGCTATTGAAATCCCAGCGTTTCCTGCAACATTCCAGCCAAACAGAAAAGTTGTAGAAAAAGCAGGACTCAAAGAAGATTGTGAATGTTTAATTGCAACGCCGATGTATTCATGGAATTTGGCAGAAGTGGATTTTGAAGAAATAGATATTACCCGTTCCACAGTTATTCTCAGAGGAATAAAATATGTCATTAAAGAAAAGGCTTTGTCGGATCAGTTTATCGACACCTTTCTGTATATTATGCTGGGATTAAAAAGAAAATGACAGTTAAAGCTAAGTTCAGTAATTCTTTTAATAATAAAAAAAACAGGATGAAGAGATTGCCCCTTATAGTTGATGATTCTATGATGGGGCAATTGAAATATACCGCAACCATGATTATTGAAGAGTTCCAGAAAGGGATAAGAGCTAATAATATGGGGCTTAAAAAGTTACAGCAAGCAACAGAAGACGGTAAGTCAAGAAAGGGCTACTCTAAACCAGATACTCCGCTGTATGGACTCGGAGACAGGTCAGACCGCTCGTATATAAACATGATGAGAATAAAAAAGCTAAAGAATGGATATAAGGTTTATCCGTCAAGAGCAAAACATCATACGTCAAAATTGAAGTTGAAAGATTTATTTATTGTTCATGAATACGGTTGCACAATAACCATGAAGAATGGAACTGTTGTAAGAATACCGCCAAGACCTGCTTTTCATAAAGCTTACGAGAGAGTAATCAATAAAATGAAAAGAGATAAAAGGGAAACGTCCAGAACAGTAAAAAGGGCAATGACTGAATATATAAACAACGGGAAAAAAGAGTTGCTTGAAAAAATAAAATCAAGAGACTTAAAAGGTCATAAGGATTATGAAAAAAACGATTGATAATATAGACTCTTTAACCGGCTGGACAGCTCAATCTGGAGCTGATATATCTGCATATAAGCTCAATAGTAATCCGGACTTTATAGCAGATAATCTGACAGGTTCGGTTATATTTAAATTTCCAGAAGGAAACAGCGGAAAGTACATAGAAAAAACTGTTTCCGTTGACATCACAGGATATGAAGAAATTGTTTTATGGGCATGGAGTAGAAATAAGTCTGGCAGTTCTTTTAATAAGACAGCCGATTATTCTTATAAAATTGACTTTGGCGGTTCAGAATCTTATTATCTGCCTGTTAAGTCTCCAATGGGGATGATTGTTATTGCAAGCTCTGGAATAACATCAATATCAAGAATAAGAATTACTGCTTTGCATAATGACGAAGATTATTTACTTTTGTCGTCCTGTGTTGCGGTAAAAGAGCAAAACCCTTATGATGCCTATGTAGGGCTGAGAACATCTATCAGGGCTGAGCTTGCTGTTAAATATCCCTACGGAATACAGCTTGGAACGGTTACTGCCTTAACAGATGAAACGTCTATTGCAATATCAGGAACAAAAGATTTTCTCGAGCGATATGCAGTTATTAAAATAAAAGATGATGTAAACTCAGAAGATCACCAGATATTAGGGAATGATGAAACCAATATGTCTTTTAGTTCCCTTTATGATGGCAAGAAGATATTGCACGATTATATCGATGCAAATGTATATCTGCAAATACCAATAGAGTTCGGTCAAGATACCGTTGAAATAAAGTTGCCGTCAATTACAATTACTGGAATGACTCCAGAGTTGATACGAAGAGGTTCAGCTCTTGAAGATGTCTGGGACACAAGAAAAAGTGATGATACTATACAGTCAAGAAGAGAAGGGGCTATATTTAAATATAAGTTCCTGCTTGATTGTGAGGCAAGGCATGATGAAATGATTGCCATATTATCTGAGATTGTTAGAAAATTTCTTGCAAAAGAAACGGTATGGATAAATAATAAAAAATACAGAATGGTTTGGGAAGGAATCCCGACTGAAATACAGCCGAATGAGGCGTTTGATATCGTTCCCAAAATGCAGTTTATGTTTTCGATAGAAATGATAGAAGGGCTTTATGCGAGGCAAACTTCAGTAAAAATAGTTGACAGTAATTTAACAGTTGATATATCTTAACAAAAGGAGAAAGTAAATGGCAAAAGACATTATTGAAAATGAAGTTGAGGTTGCAGTTGAGAAACCCGTACAGAAGGAAAAGGTAAAAACGTACAAGGTTTCTTTTAATAAAAATAGAAGTTTTGAGTTACACCTCGGGAGAAAGATTTTATTTTTTGAGCCGTATAGCTCACAGATTATGAAAGAACATGAAATAAATCATCCGGACTTTAAACAGCAGTCCAAATATTTTAACGTAAGAGAGGAAAAATAATGAGAACATTAGGAGTACAGGGTGAAAACCTGCCAAGCAAAAAGAATTTAGTTGTTGAAGCGTCCGATTTTTTAATCGGTGGACTTATCGGAAGGTTTGAGCGTTCCTATGTTCTTCCTTTCGTTGTCCAGAACATGAAAGAGTTCCAAGAAATATTTGGAATAAATGCAAGTTCAAGCTGGTATGGATATGACAGCGTAAATCTATTTTTCAGCAACGTAGTAGGAACGAACGCAAAGCTTTATGTTAAAAGTCATGTTGGAAATACAGGTTCGGCTATAGATGCAATTCAAGCAACAGCAAATATAGCAGATACGTTTCCGTCAACTCCAGAGACCACGCTTGTATTTGGAGCAGCTTACAAAGGAAACATAGAATATGGAACTCATGGAAACAGAATAGGCTACACTATAACAGGAGGCGCGAGGTTTACTACTGCTTGCGATGGTGATCCTGTGACATCTAATTATTATGTAATTCTCGATTCAGTTGCAGGGATTAAAGTGGGAGACCTATTAAAGTTCACTCATTCGACAACTTATGTTTATCAGAAAGTAACAGAGATAGATGAGTCTGCAAGAAAGGTTACTTTTGCAATAGCCTTTGGTGATGCTACATTCGTTGACGGTGATAAATGTGAGGTATGGGGAATAAGAGTAAGGGTTTATGAAAAATCTTTAACAGGTATAGAGAAAGAAGTTGAAACAGAAATCGGGAAAATATACTGTTCTCTTGAAAGTGAAGTCTCTGATTATTACATAGACAATGTTTTTGCAAATCATAAGTTTATGTCTATAACGTCTCAGACTCACACCGGAACGCACACGTTATTAACAAAATATCCGGCAGACGTTTCAACTGTAACATATCTTGCGAGTGGGACAGCCGGTACTACTCCGACAACTTTTGCTCACTGGATATATGGAAACCAGTCCGCTTTTGATAATTTGCCGGTAAGAATACTTGCAAACTGTGAAACTACTCTGGCAACAGTCCATGCAAGTCTTGAAACATATTGTCAGGCAAGATGGGATAACCCGAAAGTATTGCCTAATTGTGCAAGCAATCAGACGCTTGCTCAGTTGCAAGCTATTGGACAGGGCTATCAAAGGTCTGATGCTGTTCTTACCACTCTGGTTGCCCATTGGGTTGAAATAACAGACCCTTTTGCAAGTTCAGATATTGCACCGGCAAGGGAAGTTCCGAGTGTAGGGGCTGTAATGGGCGCTTACATTAGAACAATAGGAACTCTTGGAATACATTATATTCCGGTAAAACAGACTCCTCTGTTTGGTGTAATCGGTGTAGTTGGGACTCAATTCACGTCAGATGTTGACAGAACAACTCTTGCTGATGCTGGAGTAAACTGTATTGAATACCTGTCTGGATATGGCTATGTAATAAGAAACTTTTTTACAGGGTCAACAACAACAGAATTTAAATTTACCAATGGATTGCTCATGAGAGATTTTATAAAAGTCTCTGGAGTTGACAGCTTAAATAGTTCCGAAAATCAGCCAAACGCATTTAATAGAATACTGGAAGATAAGATGGCAATGATTTCGTTCCTTAGAAGGTTGTGGGATCAGGGCTCAACTGGTTCTGTTCCAAAAGGGGAGACATTTGGCGTAAGTCTTACGTCCGATGGATCATTGACCAGATTTGAAGATCATGTTGAAGTTGTTGCGGATATTGTGAATAATCCGTCTGACAGGATTGCACTTGGCGAAAGAAATATTGATGTTTATTATACTTATCCTGCCCCTGCCGGCTCAATTAGAGTAAGGGTTGGAATTATGCTTAAATAAGGAGAATAGAAATGCAACAATCATACGATATGGCAGAAAAGAATAGGGTTTATGTGGATGGCGAAGAGCTTGCCGGACTGGTAAACTTTGGTGAAATATCCTTAGAGGTATCTCAGATAGAAGTTCCAGAGTTTGAAATCACAAGGCTTATAGATAGCGGAGTTAGTAAAATTCCTGCGGTTGAGTTAACCTATAAGATTGCAAGAGAAAGTAAAACTCTGAAATATTTACAGGATTGGTTTTTCAATAAAGAAAGCCATGATATAACGAAAGTCAGAGTTGATGCAGGTGGAGTCGAATTTGCAAGAACATTGTTACCATCGTGCAGGTGTGTAGGGTATTCTGAGCCTGCTTATGATGCCTCAAGTCCGACTTATGCTCAGTGCAAAATAAAAGTTGCACCTTGGGACATTTTTCCCGTTCAATCTTAATAGGAGACTATAATGTTAATAAAACTGCCGATACCTATTTATTTCAATGGAGAAGTTTATGCGACTGACATAGAAATAAAAAAGCCGAACGCAGGATGTATAGCAGATGCAAAAAAAATATCAGACTCAGAAGATCCTTATGGGGCTATTGCTTTTTTCATAGCCTCATGTACTGAGTCTTTGGAAACCGTTAATGGAAGTGTGGCAGATAAGGGTATAATTAAAAATGCTATAAGAAATATGCCCTATCGTTCAGCAGAGTATGTTTTTATAAAAATAATGCTGTTAAGACATTCAGATGATGGTGTAGAGGGAATTTATTTTTGTCCTCGTTGCAGAACTCAGATAATATGTGAGGCTAAAAAAGATAAGGCGTCTGGAGAAATAATTTCAGACACCAGAGATTTTATAAACCAGATGCCTGTAAATTATACGGATGGTTTTGCGACAATAAGACATGAGCTTAGTGATAGAATAGAGATAAGAACAACAGATGACAGAGTTCTTGAAACAATAGAATCCTTTACTATGAGACATCCCACTCTTGCCGATGCAATATCTGGGATGAGAAGAGCAGATAAGAGGGATGAACTCAGATGCCAGTTTGGAACATACGTAGAAAGTTTGCTTGAAATAAATGATCAGAAGATTGATTCTAAGTGGAAAAATAACTACGGTATGATTATGTTTGATAAAGCTGACATTGAAAATGATTTATATGAAATATCAAGAAAGGTCAATGAGTTTGGAATCGAAAAGAGAGTTGACCGGACTTGTCCAAATTGCGGAAAAGAGTGGAGGTCTATAATCAATACCTCAAATTTTTTCGATTTAGAAGCTCAGCTTATGTAAGAGGGGAAGTCGATGGGGCTGGGTGGATTTTTAACAGCATCGAGTTTATAGATTTTAATTCACTTGCTTTTATAAATGAATCTTATGTAATATCACAAATAACAAATGGTGGGTTTACATATAGAGATTTAAGAGAAATGGATTTTAACGATTATGAAGAAATCGTAAAATTAACGAAACCAATTGCAGAAAAAATGGAAGGAGGCGGACAATGACAGAAGACGTGAGCTTGACATTCGATCCGACAAGTTTTATAAATGGAATAAACAAGATAAGCTCTGCAATGGCAAGTTTTGAAGGGAAAACAAAAGAGCAGGGAGAAAAAGTAAACAAGACCACAGGCGGAATGTCTGCATTTATGGTTGCCAAAGGTCAAATAATGGCAACTATGATTATGGGAGCTTTTAGCAAAGCTTTTAACTTTATAAAAGGCGGATTGCCTGAGCTTGGAAAAGCGTTCTCTATTTCATCAGATATAATACAAAGAAACCTTTTATGGCCACTAAGAAAAGAACTTGCACCCATACTCCAGAAGATGCTTAATTGGGTCAGGGATCACAGGGCAATGTTTGTTAGATGGGGCGGAACTCTTGTAAATATATTCAGGGCTATATCCGCAGTATTTAAGGGTTTTATAAATGGCGTAAAAGCTCTTCTTGCCCCAATAGCAGAAAAGATTAAAAGTTTGTTTGGAGGGATTGGTGGTGGAATAAGCGACATATTTAATGTTGTGTTGTTTAAAATAACAGCAGTAATATTATTTATGCAGGTTGCATTTTTACCTATTCTTGAAAGAATTGGTTCAGCGATAGGCTGGATGATAGAGGCAGTAGGGAGTTTTTTCAGTGGGTTTAAAGATGGAATATCAGGAATTTCTGCGCCATTCTCAGATTTAATAAATCAGTTTGTTCAATTGCTTGATTTGCTTGGGTTGAGTTCGGAGCAATCAGGAATCCTTTTTAATGTATTTAAGACAATAGGTGATTTTGTTGGTACTTATTTATCTGTTGCAATATCAGAGTTGGCAAATAAAATAGATACCCTTGTTACCGGCATCAAGAACATGGTTGATGGGATTTCATGGGCTAAAGCTAAATTGTTTGGTACGGCTCAGGAGGCAGATGCTATAGCGAGCAGAATGGAGAAAAGGAGTCAGGATTTTGAAAAAAGAGAAAAAGCAAGAGCGGATTTTCAAAGAAAAGCCACAAGCGATTTAGGAAACAGGACTGTTGAGAGATTTTCACCGACAAGTAAAACGTCTTCGAAAAATATAACGGCTAACTCAAAGGTTGTTGTAGAAAAAATTGAAATAAAAGTTGCACAGGGAGAAGACCCCAAAAAAGTCGGAGCAGGATTTATCGAAGGAATGAATAAGAAGAATAGTCAGGCTTTTAAGAACATGATACTTGATGAACAGGGAGCAATGGGAGGTCAGTTTTGATAAATCTTAATATCCCGAAATTTCCGTTTAATGTGCCGTTTTTTATTTTTGATATATCAAACAAACAGCTTATTACTACTCCAAACTTGCCGTCGGATATAGCAGATTCGAAAGACATCATATTGGCTGAAAATCCGATAGCAGGTTTAAACTATAGCCCTATTACACAGGGTGGCGGAGGGAACAGAAAAATATCTTTTACTTTGCCCTGTATAAAAACTAATAATACTGTTGGAAATTTATTATTATTAAAGCAGTTTGATATGCTCAGAAATCAGACCGTTGGGATATTTAATCTGACATCCAGTGCAGGGCAATTTAATCCTTTTCCGAAGGTTTTGTTTTATTATGGAACAGGGTCAATACCTCTCGTGTATTATGTAAAAAAATGTAATGCCACTCACAAGCAGGGCTGGGTAAATGCTATGGGGTATCCTCAGTTTTCAGAAATAGAAATGGAGCTGTGGCTTGACGAAAATCACCCTCTATATAAGGGTGAAGAAATATTCAGAAAGCTGTCGGCTTTTACTGGCATGGTGTTAAATACAGTAGATACAATAAGCTCACAAGTAAAAAGAGATACAAGGAGATATTAAAATGTGGTTATCGCAAACTGAGAATATATCTTTTACTTGGCTTGATGGATTTACTTATAATATAAAAGACGTGAAAACGCTTGAGTCTTATGAAAGATTTATTGAAATAGACTTGAAGAAAAATGAAAGGCTTGATGAAATTGCAAGCAGACCAGAGATATTTGGAGAGTTTGCAGAAGATATGTCATTTCTGTTGTTTGAGGCTAATGTTGAAAAAATTGTCGAAAATGATTTTGACTTAAATAAATTTAAAAAATTAAGGATTCCAGTGGTGTCATGATAGGTTTTCAGAATTACGATAGCTCATTTGTTCAGTTACAGGTTGAAGGCTTTACTGATAAAAATCTTGGCTTTTCTGGAGGATTTGAAGGAAAGGTTATAACTAAAAATTATATAAAGCAGGATATATCCGACAGAATTTTATCAGTTGAAATAACCGAAGAAATGGGCAAGATAATAACAGGAAATATCCAGTTGCTTGATTATGACGATATGAGGCTCACCAATTCGTTGAAAGGGAAAAGAATAAATTTAAAGTGGGGGTATGCCAATATTGACTCATCCGGACAGCTCGAATATAGAAAACAGCAGAATCCTCAAGAATTATATTCTCCAGACCTCGTAACCAGAGTTGTGTCCGGAAGAATAAAAAACCCCTCTGGCGGTGGAGACGAAAACGGAACTTTTACTTTCAATTGTTCATTTATGGGTAACGAATTTCTCGACAAGGACGAAAGAAAGAAAAGAAAGCCTTTTACATCAGGGACAAAGAAAGATGTAATAATTAAAATATTTGAATATATGGGAATAGATAAATATTATATTGATTTCAGAAGACAAAACGAAAAAGTTACAAGAAATACTGCAATCAGACAAAATGTAAATAATTTTAAATTTTTATCAAACAAGTCGAGCGAATGGAGGGCAATGTTTAGAATTGCTACATCGAAAAATCCGATAGACCCTACAGCCGATCCGCCTGAATACGGGATGGTAGGCTTGTTTTGTGATTATGATAAAGATGTTGTAATCAAGTCTTTTCTTGAAGATACTCTTGGTGCGTCAGGAGATTCCTGTTTTTTTGAATATAAGCTTTCCGGGTCGCCCAATGTCAAATCTTATACTTGGCAACAGCATCAGGGAGCGTCTGGAGCAGGAGATAATGTTCAGGTTCAGGTGGTAAACGGGAAAACCGAATTTTATTATACTCAAGCTAAATCGGAAACAGTCAAATACTACAAACTTAATACAGCTAAAATGCAAAAGGAATTATCAAAACAGGGAAGTATAGCGAGTCAATCTCAATGGCTTGAAAAAATGTTTGCCGAAGCTAATCAGGGAATGGATAATCTTGTTCAAAAAAAATACTTTATCCCTGTAAATGAAACTACTGCACCTCAAGGCATAGGACTTTCGATGACCCTTGAAACAATAGGAAATCCGCTTTATACTTGCCCTGCCAGAGCAAAATTTGGAAAAGGTTTTCCTGATTTTTTTTTATCCAATAAAAAACGGTTGACATTTTATCAGGTCAGAGTAACTCATAAAATAAGCAGGGCTGGATATAACTGCACTATTCAGATAGCAGATGCATTTACTGTGTCTGGAGGAAGTTTGGTCGGATAATGGCAGATAAGACAAACAGTTTATACGGTATGATTTGTGAAATAGTGAGACAGGAAACAATTTACCTGCGACATTACATTGGTCAAGTTTTATCGAATACTGATGAAGAAAATATCGGGTGTGTTCAAGTTGCCATTCCGGAGCTTGGATGGACTACGGAAGAAGAGTCGCCATGGTGTTATCCCAGAGAAAGGCACGCAATGTCAGTTCCCTTAGTAGGGGAATGGGTTGAGGTATATTTTTTATCAGGAAACATTGACAAGCCTGTTTATATCGGGAATTGCGGAGAAATGAAAAAGGATGATAATAAAAACTGTATTCCGGAATGGTTTGACGGCTATCCTGAAACAAGAGTTATATACCAAAGCCCTAATAGCAAAAAGGGAATAAAGCTAAATGAAACAGACGGAATAATGACAATTGATTCAGATGAAATTGAGCTTATAGATGGAAGTGAAGAACCTTTCGTTTTAGGTGATAAGCTTGAGTCATATTTGACTGATTTTATAAATAATGCCTTTAATTTACATACGCATCCTTACGTTGATACTCCAGTAGGTGCAAGCGTAACAAGTCCGCCATCTGTATCGGCAACAGCACCAACTGATATTTTATCTGAGAAAATAAGGGGGCAATAATGACAAATCTCGATGCATTATCAGATATAAATATCTTTTTTTCGTACGGAAGTCTTGACACCGAGCTTGAAATTGAGCATAATTTAATCAGTGCTTTATTGCAAAAAGAAAGGTCGTTTTATTATAACAGGTCTGATAGCGTGGGAATTGATTCTTATGAAAATCATCCGAACAATTTATTATTACAAATTTATTTAAGATTTCAAATTGCAAGTTGGGCTAATCTATATAATGGCTATACTGGAGACGGAACAAACGGAAGTAAAGAGAGAAGAATAGCAGTAAGTCAGTTTTCTATCTTGTTTGAACAGGAAAACGACAGTTTGGATATAGATGTTCAGTATTTAACGTTTTCGGATTATGCACAAATAAAAAGCTTAAAAACATCGGTAGGTATATAATGACAAATCCAATAATACAGTATTCGAGCAGAACGTTCAACACTATTCTTTCCGACATAAACAGCAATCCTGATTTAAAAGATAAACCTGAGTGGTTTAAAAGGCTTTGGGCAGGTGTTGGAGACATGTTGTCCATGCAATTAAATGCACAGGCAAATAATTGTTATCTTGAAACATCGTTTACACAAGATATGACTGATAAGATACTTGCTTTAATTGATTACCAGAGATCGGCAAGAACTACTGCGTCCGGAATAGTGTTGTTTTATATAAAAAGAACGTCAAGTTTTCCGATCACACTTTCGGTTTCGGAGCAGGTTGCATCAAGTCAGGGCGGAACGTCTGTATCAAGCCTTAGATACGAAGGTAGAGCAGTTGCAACGCTGACAGCGTTTTCAGACACCTTTACGACCGACCATGCAACGGATGAGTTGACAGTTGCGAGAACAGGAGGCTATTATACCGGTGATATTGTCACGCTTTCTACAACAGGAGCTTTGCCGTCTGCAACTGGAGGCGGATTGACAGCAGGAACGGATTACTATGCGATTTATGTTTCCGACACAGTAATAAAGCTTGCAAGAACTCTTGCTCTTGCTCTTGCAGGTACGGCTATAGCCTTAACCGATAATGGCTCTGGAACACACACGGCAACTCTGTGGTCTCATGAAGTTACAATGTATCAGCAAACATCACAAAGTAGCGTAACAATAGGAACATCTGACGGAATAACAGGTTTTCAGAAATTTGACCTTCCGGATAAAAACGTATTGCCTGATACTCTTGTTGTAGCAGTAGGAGGCGATACATATACCGCAGTAGATACTTTTGTTTATTCGTCTGCAACAGATAAGCATTATAGATTTGGAATGAAATCTGATGATGCGTGTTATATAGAATTTGGGAATGGCGATGGAGCAACAGAGGGGTACGGTTTAATTCCGCCAAACTTTGACGTAATCGTTTCGTATGGTTATGGCGGAGGAGCTGATAGCAATGTTACGATTGCAAATAAAATAAACACTTACTCAGGTGGAAATTCTGATGTTGATTTTGTAAGTAATCCGGAAGAAGTTACTGGTGGAAATGATAGAGAGTCAGTGTCAATAGCCAAACAGCTTGCCCCCATATTACTGAAAACCAGAGACAGGTTCGTTACCGTAGAAGATGGAGAGGCATTGGCTATAAACTATGGCGGAATAGCAAGGGTTAAGATTAACAAGAATGTATATGGAATCGGATCATGTGAAGTTGTTATTGTACCTTATGGCGGTGGTTCTCCCTCTGGAGCTTTAAAGACTGCATTGCAGACTTATTTAATAAGTAAGACTATTCTCGAGTCAATAGATGTTCGGGTGGTAGATCCTTCGTATTTAACAAAAAATGTTGTGTCTGACTTAAAGGTTCTTGCCGGATATTCGTCCTCTATAACGAAGAGCTATTATGAGCTTGCAGTTGCACTGTTTTTCAGTTCTATAACATACCAGATACAGCAAGTATATTTAACTACTGGAATTGGAACTGCGGTAGATTTAATAAACAGCTCTTGGTCATTGTCTTTTACTTCTGCTGATTATATTCAGATACAGAGATTGCTTGATGCAATAACCGCAGTAGATTTTAATGATACATTGCAAATATCAGATTTTTATGGAATAATGAATACTTTTGTTGATGGAGTAGATTATTGTACTATATCAGCACCGACTTTCCCGATTTCGCTTGGGACGGATGAAATAACAGAAATTGGAACCATAACCACAACGATATTATAATGTTACCACTGCCAACAATAGACTATATACCGAAAATTTTTAAAGACAGAGCGACTGATGAAACTATTGCTTTGACTGATAAAATGGATGAGCATATTGCAGAACTGTTTACGGATGTAAAAGGCATTGCAAATCTGCTTGACGTGAATAAATGTCCGTCTAATTATTTAACATATCTTGGGTATATGTTAAATGCTGACGTTCAGACTATAGATTCAGACAGAACGAAAAGGCAAAAAATATACAGTGCAATACAGACTCATAAAAGAAGAGGCTCTTGGGAATTTCATGCAAAACTTATTGTTGATGCTATAACAGGGTATAATGCAGTAAGATATGTCATAACAGATTCAGACGATTGGATTCTTTGCGGAGACGGTATCGTTGAGACTGCAACAGAATGGGCAATTCTTGGCGGTGACGGAACAAGCCCCTATGGGTTTTCTTTGATAGGGGACGGAACAGAAGTAGAAGTATGGGGAAATATTTATATTGACTTGCATTATGGAGTATATACGGATGTATTAACAGCAGACCAGATACAGCAGATAGTAGATGCTATATCAGAGGATATTGTCCCAGCGTATGTTAGGGTTTATCTTGGGTACGTACCGACAACCGGTGGTTTTACTGTTTATTCCGGTGGAATTATAACATAGGAGAAATATATGTCTATTTTAAAATACCTTAATAAAAAATATGGAACAACGACACCGACAGCACTTGGCGATAGATATTATGCACAGGATTTAGTTAGAGACTGGAGGTATGCACAAGACAATGTAGGCCAGCTTGCTTATGATTTTATTGCCTCACTTCCTATTATAATGTCAGGAGGAATTGTAACGCAGGGGGCAGGAGATACTTTAAATATCACATCCGGAAGAGGCTGGGCTAAGTTTGCAGTAGAAATTCCGGATACGTTTGCGTCTATCCCCCCGTCAAAAATGAATGCAGATGTAACGGGCGTTCCGGTAATCTGGACGGCTCAAACAAATCTGGCAATAGCAAGTGCAACTCTTGACGGGTCAACTCCAAACTACGTAAAGGTTGCTTTTATCGAAACGGATGGAAACACAAGAGTTCGGGCAAAAGCAACAGGGACATATTCGTATGAAACAATACCGTCATATGTTATTACTGTAGATTCGACACCTGCAACAGATTATGAAATATTACTTAATACTTTCGCAGGTTCAGCCGGTGGAACTTTTACTTTTACAGGCGTTACGTCAAATTTATATCAAAAAAGCCCGGAAGACGGATGGAGAGAGGTCAGAGAACAATGGACTTATGCAAGTGCGGATAGCCCGACGTTTACGCTGACGGTGCCAACAGACAAGACAAGTAAATATTCCAAGGGTATGAGACTCAGACTTGAACAGGATGAGGCATTGACTTCTTACTGGAGCTTTGATTCTGACCTTACAGATGGAGTTGGAAGTAATGATGGAACTGCAATAGGTGGAGCGGCAGTCGGAGCAGGGGGGAAGTTTGGAAATGGATTAACTCTTAACGGTTCAAGTCAAGCAGTATCAATTACTGATGATGTAAGTTTAAAGCCGACAGGAGATTTTGTTATTTTCGGATGGGGTAAGACAAGTTATTCTGGTGGGAATCAACAAATATTTCAGAGCCAATCAACTAATACAAGCGTTGCAGGAATACAATTATTCATTCAATCCATGACAGGATATTTGGTATTTAAGTCTGGCGATAATACAGGGGTTTCTGGCTATGATGATATTATAGGGAAAACTGATGTTACTGACGGCATTTTTCATTATATCGTTGTTACTGTTAAAAATAATTGGTGTCAAATTTATCTTGATGGAAAATTAGATGTTTCTGGTTATGTCAGAACTCCGGCATACGCAGGAACTAACTATGTTAATATTGGGTGTAAAAATAGTGCTGGTTCTGGATTTGATTGGTTCAATGGAACTCTTGACGACATTGGATTAGTGAATGGTTACGCTTGGGATGAAGAAACTATCAAAGCTAAATACGATGCTGGAACAGCACAGGGAACAGGAGCAGTAACAATTCAGAAAAAATTCCTGATTACTGATGTTGCTTATGACGGCTCTACAAATACAACTCTGACTCTGTATGGCGGAACTGATTTTGCTTTAAGTAATTCAGCTATCGCAAATCCATATTTCAGTATTGTTCAACAGCCTTATGGGTTTAATAGGAATCCTGATAAGTGGAGTATTTATAAGGAAAGTAATGTTTTGTTATCGGTGGCATTAACTACTGGCGCATACGTTTCAAGTACATTCAGTGTGAATAAACCAATAGGAAAATTTAATCTACACTATGCACTTGGAGTAATACATCCTGCTGCTGCTGAAACAGAAATAGTTGCTGGATACACCAATTCGACCTACGACATCATTGAGAGTATAAATTATGTTGGATCGGCAGTTGGGCACATGTCATTATGTTCTTGTCGGATACCAGAGGAAAGCAAAAAAACAGTTTATATAAATGTAAGCGGAGCAACTGGGAATACAATGTATTTTAAAGGTGATATTGCTCGTTCCAGATTAAGATTAACCTCAGATTATATATAAATGGAATATGACTATGAAAAGAATATTTAACATAAACACAAAAGAATGTAAAGATATTTCTAATAATGAGAATGTTCCTATCGGATGGACTGACATCCATCCGTCATGGATTCTGTATGAAAAGTTTGAGAATGGGAAATGGGTTGAAGATACCTTTGCAAAAATCAAAGCAGAAAAAACTTCTCTGATTGTAAACGGTTTTGCTAATGATTTGCAAAAAGGACACTTCATGTCAACCGCTCTTGGAATTGAAGTGGATTGCAGAAGGGATTCTCTTAAAAATGATTTGCAGAATGTTCAGGGATTGATTTCCTATATGACCAGATATGAAGCTGAGTCTGTGAACTATGTAGGATATTCTGAAATAAAGCAAAATGTAGCAAAAGATAATCTTATTACTCTTTGCGGAGAGATGGAAGATTATGTAATGGCTCTATATCAAAAGAAATGGACTATGGAAACTATTTTAAATTCAGCAACAACAGTTGAAGAACTGGAACAAATAAACTGGTAACACAAAGGAGTTGTGAATGGAAAGCGATCTCAGGAGTTTTTTAGAAGACAGATTTAAAGATTTATCAGACAAGATGAATAAGATGGAAGATTCTATAATAAGGGTATTTGATAAGCTCGATACAACTATTCTAAAGACGAGCGACAACTCTAAAGATATTCAGTCTTTACAGGAAAAGCATTTAGAAATAAAAGCCAGTATAGATGATAAATTTAAAGGTTCAAGAATAAATTATGAGGCTTGTCAAAGTAACTGTAAAACATTCAGAGAAAAACTTGAAAAGCTCATGGATGAAAAAGACAGGGCATCGGAAACCAGATTAAAAAACTGGATAATGGGACTTGGCTTGTCTTTTATTGTAACGTTAATTGTGTCCATAATATTGAAATTTGCAAGATAAAAAATGATGATTCCATGCGAAATATATAGCAGAGTTGTTGGTTACTTTAGACCTGTTTCCCAATTCCACAAAGGAAAGCAAGCAGAGTGGGAAGACAGAGTTTTTTATAAAATTCCGAAGGAGGTTTTATGGAAACAAGAATAACTCTTTTTAATAATATTGTAAGCAGAAATAATCAGTATGACAAAGACTCTCATTTATGGTTTTCTATTAAAGATGCTTACACTCAATTAAAAAATCCTGAATTGATATCAGATAATCAGGCTCGAAGTCTTGCAAAGTCTTATTGTAATATGATATCTTTATACGCTACTGCTTTTGCTTGTGGCGGAATAGGTGAAAGCTTGGAAAGTTTTATCTGCTATGGTATAGATAATGGTTTTGTTAATCCGGAAGATGGCTTTATATACAACAAAGGGGATAAGACTAAAAAATATTATTTAGCCGGTCTTGGATTAAATATTGACATGAAGTATGTAGAAAACTATTCTGATATTGAAAATCCGGAATTTATGGAAGAGGGTACTTTTTATCAGATGAAGATAAAGAGTAGGACAGGTGCAAATCATTTTATAGGTTGTTTTTTCTATAAAGGTGCTCTCTGGATGTCAGATACAAGCAATCGTGGAATATACGTAAAGGTTAAAGACAAGATTAAGCCGAAAGATTTTAATTGGTTGCTTAAAATCGGTTAAACTATGGAATGGACACTGGACACTTTGTTGTTAGCAATAGCAGGAGCAATTATAGTTTTACTATTATACATAACAGGAGAAAATAAATGATATTAGACTTTTTACATTTAAGTAGTTTTTGGAGACCTCAAGAATTAGCTAACCAATTTGCTCATGCTTGGTTCGGTCTTGGGATGTCTTTAATTTTGTGGTATTCCGGATGTGGTCTCTGGAGCTTGTTGGGTGGTCTTATCGGCATGCTTGAAACTTTCAGGCAGGCAATATGGGAAAAGCCCGAAAAGAATTTGGATTGGTATAAAGATAAAATCAGGGATAATATTTGTTATTTTATGGGTTCTTTTTTTACTCTTATATTTTATTATTTTCCTTTTCCGGTGGTTAAATAATGAATGCAAAACAGAAACAGAGCAAATGGGGAGAAATAGGGGACGATGTTATTAAACTTATTTCTCAGAACTGGTGGAAGGTTATTCTTATAATTCTTGCAGGTGGCATTGCTATAACCGGCTTTACCTGCAAGTTCGGAAAGGTGATTGTTAAAAAAGATGCAATCATAAAAGACAGTAAAATATCTAAGCCTATGGAGAAAAGAAAAATTGAAGAGGTAAAAGAATGAAAGATACAATTATAAAAGTATTCTCTGTTTCGATTCTTGTATTTTTAATTTTTGCATCAGGTTTATTTGTTGGATGCAAGATGTTAAAGGTTTATCAGATAGAAGGACAGCCTCAGGAGTGTAATGACTTCTATACTACGGCAGATATGTCGTTAAAGGGCGGTTCTGATTTTATAACTTTAATGACGTTGCAATGGAATAAATGCACAGAGGCAAGAAAAACGATAAAAGAGAAAAATTGTGAAAAATGGATTTATCAGGGCAGTAAGCTCGACAAAGAAGACTTTAAAAAATATAGTTATTATCTTGAATGCATAAAATAATTCTCCGGATATAAGCATTGAAAAATTGAGTAGCATACTTTAAAAGGTATGCTATTTTTTATAAAAAAAAATAAAAAAAATAAAAAAAAATACTTGACATATAAATCTATTTATTATATGGTTTATTTATCTTAAAAATGGAGGCAACGAAAATGTATAAATATGAAGAATATGAAGTA